CGCCAAGCGATGAAAAATATCATATTAAAAGACCAAGATGTTGAAATCCGTGCCTATTTTGATAGAAATCATAATCGCCAATTTGACATTTCTAATCTTCGTTATGAAGAGATGAAGAGTTCGCTACAAAAGATAATTAATAAACCTCTAGAGCTTCCTCATGATTCAGAGCAAGAAGAAAAAGCTAACAAGTTAAAAGCGCAATACGATAAGGCTTTTGCGGCAGCTAAGGAACGTGGCGCTAGTGATAAGGACTTGGAATATTGGGAAAATATGGAACCTTATGAAGCAATTATGTCGATTTCTGATTGGATAAGGATTAAAGATTCTGCTGAAGAAGCTGTCAAACAAGAAGAGCCCATTGTGGATGAATTATTTCCAGTAGGGCAAAACTAAACATATGAGCAGAGCTGGAATCCTCAAAAATCCTATGCAGCTAGAATTAGAAATAATTCAACTTTAAGCAAGACTACCTTGGGCGGTGGTTTCGTATTTAGTCAAAGCTGGAGGGTGGCGGAACGAGCCGTAAAGTCAATGAGTATTTAGTGTTTACACATAACCACTCATCGCCAGCTTTTAATTTGAAATATAAAACTGGTCGAATTCGACCACATTGAAATAAATATAGAAGAAAGGAGTGTAAGGATTGGCAAGACCGAAAAAACAAACAGTTGATTATTTTCCTCATTATGTGAATAGTGGAAAAACGCTATTCATCTTAGAAAAAAGGTATGAAAACAATGGATATGCATTTTGGTTTAAGGTTTTAGAACTGCTTGGTTCAACAAATGGACACATTATTGATAGTAGAAACCCTGACGAGTGGGAGTTTCTACTAGCAAAAACCCTTGTAAGCGATAGTTTAGCGCGAGAAATGTTAGATTTATTGGCTAAATTAAACGCTATTGACTTAGAATTATGGAATGTTGGCATAATTTGGGGCACTAATTTTGTAGAAAATGTAGCTGATGTATATAAAAATAGGAAAGTCGGAATGCCTAAAAAACCTGATGTAAATAGTTTCTACGAGCAAAAACCCGAACAAGAGATAGTTTCTACTAGTAGAAACCCCGAACCGCCAGAGTTTCCTACCCAGCCTACTAACATTAACTCACAAAGTAAAGTAAAGGAAAGTAAAGTAAAAGAAAGTAAAACAAATAACCAAGAAATCTTTTCTCGCTTTTTCGAACTCTTTTCAAACTTTAATAAAAAAAACATTTCCAAAAGAGCAATGGCTTTACAAGTTTTTCTTGACTTACCCCAATTTCAAAAAGATTGCATTGTAAAAGGCGCTGAGAATTACATCCAAGATTATATAAATAATCATTCGGATGACCCAGATGGCAACTATAGTGTTAATCCTTATGAGTTTTTGGATAATGCAATGTTCATGAATTACCAAGAAGAAGTCAAAGCAGATACTGGATATGATGAGGAGCTGGGGTTCTAAATGATTGATGAAGAAAAAAACAAAGACGGGATGCTCTGGTATCAATTAAAACGTGCAGTCCCAACTGGCTTATTTTGTAAGAACCATCCAGATATTGAACTGAATAGATTTACTCATCCAGCTTCAACTAATTATGATCCTTTAATTCATGGTGAACTTACTTCTGACGGATTGCAGCTTTCAAGTATGTCATTTTGTAAAAAGTGTGACTTAGAAGGTGTCTATCAAAGAAAACAACAATCAAGTGCTGAAATAAAAGCAAATGAAGATTTCTTGAATAAAAGCAAGTATGGAAAATATAGCTTACTTAAAACACAAAGCCTTGTGGGCAAGAAATCGCTCTGGTTTGCACGTTTCAATACTTTTAATGTAAATGGATTAGAAGAACAAAACGTGTTAAATCAAGCCCAAAGAATAGCCAGAGAGTACACTCAAGGTCAAAGATTTAACACTGTGTTTGTTGGCGGAGCTGGTAGAGGGAAATCTCACTTAGCAATGGCCATCTTGCAAGAAGTTAACGAGAATCTCAAAGATGATAAATTTTCAACGTTATTTATCAATATTAGTGAATTAATTCGAGAAATTAAAAATAGCTGGAATTACTCTGATACCAAGGCAGAAGAAGAGCGACTGACAACATTAATGCGAACAGTTGATTTGCTTGTTATTGATGATTTAGGAACTGAAAGTACGTTTTCTAAGGATAATAGCTGGGTACAAGGTGTTATTTACAATATTTACAATGCAAGAGAAGGCAATACGATTATCACGTCAAATCTTACTGGTAAAGAAATGCGTTCATCTTATGACGATAAAATAGTTTCTCGAATCATGGAAGGCTCAAAAAATAGTGTTGTTAAATTTGAGGGAATTACTGACAAGAGGAAAAGTAAATGAAAACAATAATTATTGAGCAGTGGGAAAACGAACATTACCCACTCGGAAGAATTAAAAAGCAGAAGCTAGCAGAGAAATCAGAGCATGAGATTATTTTTATCCTTAATCGTATGGCTCAGATGCCTGCAATTGCTAGATTTGGAGAAGCAAGTGAAGTTTGAATTTGAATTGGATAAAATGCCAACTACTCAGCAACAAAAAGGCATTAAAAAAGTGAATGGGAAACTTCAATTCTATGACCGTCGAGGAACAAACAACTACAGTCTTAAAGCTCAACTCATGAAAAATAAACCGAAAGAGTGCTTTGAAAAAAACGTTCCTTTGAAGCTATCTGTCACTTTCTTCTACGCTATTAAGCAGAAGAAACGCTGGTGGCAATGGAAAACAAGCAAACCTGACTTAGACAATCTTATGAAGAACTTACAAGATTATATGACTAAGTTGCGTTATTACAGTGACGACAGCCAGATTGTATGGCTTGAAGCTAAAAAGGTTAATGACGAGAAAAACAGAATTGAAATTGAAATTACAGAGGTGTAAATAAATGAGCGGAAAAACATACGATTTAAAAAATGAAATTGAAGCACGTGAACTTTTTGACTTACAAGCAGAAAAAATTAAGAATCTCAAAAAAGAGCTTGACGATTGTATCCAAACTTTAATTAGTGTCAGTATCCTAGCAAACGGTGATGAAAATATTGTGATAGGGAATTTTGTTGACTCTAGGCTTTCAAAGTTTGCTAAGACTCATGAAAATGTAACTAAGTATATTGAAAAAGTAACTGGAAAGAACATTGATATTGTACTGGCTGAGAATGCGGCACTTGAAGCGGAGGAAGAAGAGAATGACTGAAGAAACAGAACTTTGCGGTTTCCAACCTACAGGAAGGTCAGAAGATGTACCTAAACCCCCTAAATATAATTTAAATGCAGAATTCTGGCGTACTCAATGGTCAGAAGCTTCTGGTGCTCACTTGATGGAATATCTCAGAGCTGAAAAACTAAAAAAAGATAACGAAATTTTGAAAAAGGCACTGACAGAAATAGCAAGTCCAAATGTGATTGGTGCAGCACGCATACCGCTTTATAGAAAAATTGCAAGTGAAGCACTCGCAGCGATTGGAGGGGATGATGAGTAAAAACAAATATTTTGTTGATGAGTATGATGACGGAGAATTGCTAAGCACTACTGATTTCGATGATTTCAACAGTGCTTTGAAGTTTTATGCAATGAAGTGGAAGTGGGGATATTCCGCTAGACTTTTCCGAAATGTCTTAGATTTGGACGGAAATACCATCAAAACTGAACGATTTGAATATACTTGGAAATAAAGGGAGCGGCGATGAGTGAATTAGAAAAAGCTAAACAAGAAGTAGAGCAAGTTTGCTTTGCTTATGATAAAGCCGGAGATACAGGCGATATAAAAGACTGGAAAGGTTTCTACTATTTAGAGAATAAATTAACAGAGAAAGTCAAAATTGCCAACCAACCCCAGCTCACGATTCCTAAAAGCATTGCGGATTTACTTGATAAGTTTATCGAAATTGATTTTGATGATGTTGGTCACGAAGATTGGTGGATTCAAGAAAACGGGCTTATTGAGTGGTTTAGTAAAACACCTAATTGCTATATAAAAGATGCCTACCTCGCAGGCAAAGCCCTCGGAGTTGATTTAGT